CCATTGCTCTTGGGCTGGCGGGCCTTGGTCTACGCTCAAAGACTTGAAAGACCTAAAGCCGCAGAAGATAACAACAGTCGGCTATCTCGTAGTTGAAGAAGAAACCTATCTAACCATCGCCGGCACTATCGGTGACGATATGTATTCCGGCGATACTTGTATTTTGAAATCGTGTATAACTAAGCGGCGAAAACTAAAATAAATAAATGTGTAAGAAAACCAAAACAGGAGCGTCTAATACTATGATGAAACAAATTGACTTGGCGAAGATACGCACAAATATGAAAGCGTCGAAAGACTTTCATATTATCGAATTAGAGAAAGAACTAGACGACGAAGGGCTTTATATCCTAACCGAAGCCTTCCACGAACAAGAGGATAAAGAGCGCCTCGAAATTAAATAATGTACTTTCTAGCAAAAATATAGTAAAATACAGACATTAAAGTTTAACCTCCCTGTGAAACTACCCTCTGAGAGTTTTTAGATCATTCTCTCAGAGGGGCTTTTTAGGATTTAAGCCTTGGAAACTATGGAAGCGTTCGACAGACCTATCACGAAAGAGACGCAGATTGCTGCTGCTTTCTTTGCTGACTTGGTACAGAAAAACCATAGCCTAGAACAGCTTTTCGATATTATTACGCATATGAGCGAGCTTGCTCTTGCATACGCACAGATGCAGGCAGAGGTTCTGAAGGCGACTGAAAGCGGCAAGCCCGCGAATCTGAATTAATATGGCGAACAAGCTAACGGTCAAGATGCAGAACTTCTGCTATAAATACGTCGAGACTGGCAACGCTTCGGAAGCCTACCGGCAGTCTTATAACGCTGAGAATATGGGGCAAGACACGATCAAAGTAAAAGCCAGCCAAATGCTCAAGCGGGATAACGTAAGGATTACGGTTGACGGTCTTCTGGAAGAAGCAAAAAAACGCCATGAAGTAACGCAAGACTCAATCACTATGGAATACGAAGAAGCTAGGCAAGCNGCGCTNNTAGGAAACCAGCCCTCGGCTATGGTTTCCGCAACAACTGGCAAGGCAAAAATTCACGGTCTACTTACTGAGAAGGTCGATATAAACCACACCATGTCACTTAGCGAGATTTTAGATGCCGCTGGACGATAGCAAACTAACCGAGGAGCAATACGCTATGGCTGAGAGAGCCATTGGCGATTTTCCTTTTTATGCTAACCACTTTCTAAAAATACGTCCTAAGTCTGGCACACCGATTAAGTTCATGCTCAACAAAGCGCAGATGTACATTCACGGTCAACTTGAAAAGCAGCGTGAAGAAACTGGCAAGGTCAGGGCGCTAATCCTAAAGGGCAGACAACAAGGCTGCTCCACACTAATCGAGGGTCGCTTTTATTGGCGCGTTACAAACTCGAAAGGCTCTAGGGCTTTCATCCTAACGCATGAGCAGGAAGCAACGAACAACCTATTTGAGATGGTCGAACGCTACCACAACAACTGCCCTGCCGCACCGAAGACAGGCGCATCAAACGCCAAAGAGCTTTCGTTCCCAACACTAGACAGCGGCTACCGTGTCGGCACCGCTGGCACTAAAGGCGTCGGTCGTTCTGGTACTGTCCAATTCTTCCACGGCTCCGAAGTGGCGTTCTGGCCTCACGCCGAAACTCATGCAGCCGGAGTTATTCAATCAGTCCCAAATGAACCAGGGACAGAAATCATCCACGAAAGCACAGCGAACGGCCTCGGCAACTTCTTTCACCAGAAATGGCAAGAGGCAGAAGCTGGCGTTGGAGAGTATCAGGCGATCTTTGTGCCTTGGCATTGGCAAGATGAATACAGCGTCCATGAAGAAGGATTTATGCCTAGCTCTGATGAGGCGGAATACGCCGACGCTTATGGTCTAAGCCTAGATCAACTCACATGGCGCAGGGCTAAGATCAAAGAGCTAGGCTCTGAATGGCTATTCCGCCAGGAATACCCTGCCAACTCATCCGAGGCGTTCCAAGTCAGCGGCGAAGATATGTTTATCGAGCCTGAGAAGGTTCTCAAGGCCCGCAAGAATACCGTCGAGAAATATGGCCCGCTGATCATTGGCGTTGACCCTGCGCGGTTTGGCGACGATAGAACGTCAATCATACGCAGGCAAACCCGCAAGGCGTTCGGCTTAGAAAGCTACGCCAAAAAAGATACTATGGAGGTGACTGGTCTTGTTGTCAAAATCATCAAGGAAGAAAATCCAGCAATGGTATTTGTGGACGTTGGTGGTCTCGGCGCTGGTGTTGTTGACCGCCTTAATGAGCTTGGTTACGGTCACGGAATAGTGCGCGGCGTCAACGGCGGCGAGAAGCCAATGAACGGCGATAAGTATTTCAACAAACGCGCTGAAATGTGGGGCGAAGGCAAGCTATGGCTAGACGATGAAGCGGGCGTTGATGTGCCTGACGAAGATACATTCCAGGCCGATCTAACTGGCCCTTGCTACACTTACGACAGCGCCACTCGGCTAAAGCTAGAGAAGAAAGAAGACATGAAGAAGCGTGGCATACGCTCACCAGATGAAGGCGACGCATGGGCGCTTACCTTTGCGTTTCCTGTTGCGGGCGAGAATAACCAAGTAGAACAATTTAACTACGGAGGCGGCTCGCAATCGGGCAGCTGGATGGGCTAAAAGAATTTAGTAACGCAGTGATGCGTCACAACTCAAGGATAGAAAGACGATGGATAAAGTATCAGACGATTTAATCAAAGACGCTCTCGAACAGTTCGAGGAGAGCGAAGAAGGCTCAACGTCTAACCGTGAAGCCTACGAGGAAGATACAAAGTTTTCACGCGGTTCTCAACAATGGCCCGCAGCTATCTTGAAACAGAGAGTTCAGGAAGGAAGACCTGCTCTAGTCGTGAACAAGCTTCCGGCGTTAATCAGATCCGTCGTAAACGAAAGCAAGCAAAACCGGCCTGCNATNGAAGTCGCNCCTGTTGATAATGGCTCCGACGTTGATACCGCAGAGATCATAGGCGGCTTAGTTCGTTCTATCGAGAGGAACAGCAACGCGCAGGTTGCATACGGAACAGCAGTAGACCATGCCGTTACCGGCGGCTTTGGCTTCTTCCGGCTTGATATTGATTACGCCCACCCTGAGACGTTCGACCTTGAAGCCCGCATTAAACGCATCCCCAACGCTTTAAGCGTTCATTGGGACACAGCATCAACCGAGTTCGACGCATCCGATTGGCGCTTTGCGTTCATCACCGATATGTTGAGCAAGAAAGAGTTTGAAGATAATTACCCCGGCAAATCTATGATTCCGTTCGACGGTAATTCTATGTCAGACGTTTCGGCGACTTGGCTAGATGATGATAGGATCAGAGTCGCCGAATATTTTAAGCGCATCGAGAAAACCCGTAAGCTATACCAATTCTCCGTCGCCAATCCGCAGACGGGTCAGCAGGATGTTCAAATGGCTACGGAGGATCAACTCAAGAAATTAGCTATTGCCTTCTTCGAGGGTCAAGGCGCGGTCGACGTTAATCCTAAAGAAAAGGGATTGATCGAAGGATTTATTGATGTTGCAGGCATCCAGATACAAGCCGAGCGTGACGCATCTTATTTCGAAGTCATGCGCTATATTATCAACAGCGTCGAAGTTCTCGAAGAAGAACTATGGCCTGGGTCTACTATTCCGATCTGTCCAGTCTGGGGCGATGAGAGCTACCAAGACGGCAAGCGCCAGTTCAAATCGTTAATCAACGACGCGAAAGACAGCCAAGCCATGCACAATTTCTGGCGTTCGGCTACTACCGAATTGGTTGCCCTTGCTCCGCGCACACCTTGGGTCGGGCCTAAAGGCTTTATCCCGAAGGGCGATGAGGAGAAGTGGCAACACGCCAACACTCGCTCTTACGCCTATCTCGAATATGATCCCGCAGCTACCGCACCGCCGCAACGCCAAGCGTTTGCCGGAGTGCCTGCCGGTGCAATGCAGGAAGCAATCTCAGCCAACGAGGATATGCAATCCATCACCGGCATTTACCCATCCTCTATAGGAGCGCGATCCAATGAAACATCCGGTGTTGCCATCAAGCAACGCGAACGGCAAGGAGACGTCAGCAACTTCCACTTCATCGATAACCTTTCAAGAGCTATCCAATACGCAGGAAAGTGCCTCGTCGAAATCATCCCGGCAGTTTATTCAGCAAGAGAAACTATCAGAATACTCGGAGAAGATAGCACTGAGAAAGTTGTACAACTTACTCAAGAGGCCGGAGGTTCAAATCAAGATGGTTTAACGGGTGAAAAGCGGCTCTACAATCTGTCTGTCGGTCGCTACGACGTGACAGTGAAAACAGGGCCGTCGTTTACTACCCAGCGCGAGGAGACACGCGAAACGCTCATTGAATTGATGCGAGCCGTGCCGGGTGCGGCTGGCGTGGTTGGTGACGCCCTGTTGGAACACATGGACTTTGCCGGTGCCGACCGTATTGCCAAGCGTCTAAAATCCATGCTGCCGGACAACATTAGACAGATGGAAGATGAGAAGATTACTGAGTCTGAAAACCCAGAGGCGGCGGCGTTACAAGCTCAACTCGATCAAGGCAAGCAACAGCTACAGCAAATGCAGCAGCAGGGCCAATCGTTAATGCAAGAGCTAGAGGCTTTGAAGAATGATAAGTCAGCCGATGCTCAAGGCAAGCAGATCGACGCGCAATTGAAGGCGAAAGAGCTAGAGTTGAAAGAGCTAGAGATGCAAATCAAGTTAGCCGAGGCTCAACGCCCGCCTGATAGCCCAGAGGACAAGCAAGCCCAGTGGGATTATGACTTGCAAATGCAAAATGACAAGCAAGAGCATGAGGCTATTCAGAAAGACGCCGATCGTCAGGTTCAAGAGGAAAAGATGCAACATGAAGCAATCCAAAAGGATGCTGACAGGCAAGTTGATTTAGCTAAGGCTATACTCGCTAAGTCTACTTATGAAGACGGCACTCTAGGCGCAGAGGGTGCGATGGATCAGGCGTCTTTGATAGTATCGCAGAAATTGTCAGGCCAAGACGCTAAAAACCAATATGATATGAGGGAAAAAGAAAAGGCAATGGCAATCGGAGAATTGTCTGAAAAGTTGACTGAAGCTATAGCTGCCAGTGCCTCATCCTCCGCACCTAAGAAAGTTGTTCGCGATGGCAACAATATGATTATTGGATTAGAGACAGTTGTCGACGAGCTTAACTAATGTGGGGTGTAGAAAAATGGGGTTCCGCCAAGTGGGGTGTCAACGGAACTATAGTCACAGCAGCTGGAACATCTTGGAACCCAAACTGGGCGAATGATTACGGGCCTGACGCAGATAACACGAAGAAGGCGAAGAAGAAGGCAAAGAAGGCGACAGAGTTCGAAGTGCAGGCTGCGATAAGTACCCTAACGGGCGAGGCGGTCGGTAAGTACTTCGAGGAGGCGGTCGAGATTGCGAACACCCGATCTCTCGCCTCCGAATTAATGGAAGATCAAGGCGACTTGATTACGGTAATGACAGCATATTACGCTTGGCAACGTCGTATGCAAGACGAAGAAGATATGGCGGCAATATTGCTGCTGATTTAGGAGAATGGAATGTCTATAGCGACCTCACTATTAGGAATGGCGGCAAGCGATCCAAAAGGAATGATGGCTGACCCAATCGGAACGGTAACAGACCAAGTTACCGGCAACCCGTACAGCACCGCTGGTTCTCTAATCGGCAACTTTATGACGCCGGGTTATGGTTTGATTGCCAGCGGCATAGGGCGAGGCATTGATAGTTACCAGCAATCTAATGCGGCTGACGAAACATTGTCTAATGATATTGGTATTAGTCCAGAGGGGCCAGATATAGGAGTTGACCGCACGACTAGCGCTTTTAAAGACTTCTTTGGCTACGATGCTAGGGATCAGATGGGTGATATTCGTGACGCAGCCGAGACGTTCTATAACGAATCCCAAGTGTTCGACCCTTCACTGGCGCAGGGCGATGAATACGGCCCCGGCATGGTCACGTCGACGCCTGGACTAGAGGTTGGTGTTACAACGACGAACACGTTTAACGCTCCGACAAGCACTGCCAAGGGCGCGTTTTATAACAGCGGCCCAAAGGGAGCAGCAGCGCAATCTCTATGGCAAAACCCTAACACTCAAAATATCCGCGATGTTTCCCCGCAATACGTCAACGACCCGATGGCTGGTTATTACGGCGCTGAGAATATGAGCGTCAGCGAATACACCGACAGTGCGGCTCAAGCTGCTGATATTGCCGCGGCTCAAGCTGCGTTCGATAACGACGCCAGCAGTGGCGACGGTGGATGGGACGGCGAAGGCGGAGGCTGGGGTGGCGGCTGGGGTGCTGACGATGGCGGCGAAGGCGGATTCGATGATGGCGGTTGGTGGTAATGCCCATTAAAAACTCAGCCTCTATGCAATACGTCCCAACGCCAAGCGCGGGCCGGGACGTTATGGCGAAGAAGAACAGGAGCTTAATAGACCGCGTTGCCGCTAATTGGCAGAACCAAGGCGGTATCGATGGGCTACTTAATGCCCTGTCTAAAGACGCGACTAGGATCGGCGGTAAGATAGAAAAGGGCGTGTCTGACGTAGGCGCAACCATGCGCTTGCCTCACGGTACTAAGCCGGAGGCTTATGACGCTGTAACGGGCGCAGCAATCAATACAATGGGTCTAGGTTATGGCCCTGCTGTTGGTCGGATGGCTATGGGCGCGAAGTATGACCCCGCGCAGATGAATATGGGTTTTAATCGCAACAAAGAACTTCCAAAAGAAGCCGCCCCCCTATTAAAGGGCAGAACGGATGAAGAGGTTTCTAGGATGATTGAACTTGCAAAAGTTCAGGATATTCTAGCGGGTCTAGAGCCAAGAATGAGTGGCCCACGATCTGGAGAACATTGGTTCCCTGGGGCTAATAAAAAACTGAGCCAGCCAATGAGTGAGTTAGAGGCTGGATTAACAGTTATACCCCGCCATAATTATGACGCGCCGGTTACCAATATGGATTGGGCTGATATGCAAGGCGGCACAATATTCCCTCTAATAGGTGATAGGACAGGAACAGGAACTGTGACAAGGGTTGCCGGGAAAGACCTAGCTAATCCAGTAGAGTTACAAGGTGGCAAGAATTATATGCGGGGAGCAGATGAAGGTGCTTGGGCATCAGAGCGTAAAGCATTATCTGGCCTAGCAAACCGTCTGGCTGACTTTGACACGCCTTTTGGCGTCAATATGCCTATGGCTGGAACAGGCAGTGATTTTGCACACATGACAACCGACGTTTTGCATCAATTGTGGTCGCCAAAAAATATGGATAAAAAAGGCATCGATGCCGTAAATAAAAAAATAAAAACTGGTGTTGGTGTTAATGGTAAATTTCCTGATGCACCATCGATAGATAGCCCTGAATTTAAGAAAATGATTGAAACCAACAGCCCATTGAGAAAGGCTTACGTGCAAGCCCTTGATGATGCAAAGCTGAGAGAGATGGGTGGCCCTGATATGGGTGTAATACGTCACGCCATAACAGATGAAGATTTTGTCAATGTATCGAGTCCAACATCTGATGTGCTAAATGACCAGCTTATGGGATGGGGTGTTACAGACCTTCACCCAGAGGGTAAGATGCGACCAAGTACTCACAAAACATATGACACCGACCTTTTGGCTGGAGAAAAGGGGTATATGGGTAAAGCCCCACTAACACCACGTAGTGTGGTTATGCGAGATTGGACGAGAATGCGGAGAGGTGAAGCCCCGTCAACATATGGCGATCCTAGATCAATATTCACTGGCCCAGCTAGGATGCCACAGGTTGTTGACCAAGAGGTTGTTGACGCAATCAACGGATATCAGGCTATCTTGAAGCAGCGTCAATAAGGTTTGTTAAAATATGCTCAGAGATTATATCAATCTCAGCATCAGCAGAAGGAGATATATCCGCGTCAACAGAGTGTAGCTCAAGTTCATTTTGTACTACTTTAAATATTTTTACGCTTATTTCTTCTGCCATGCGCTCGAAATCAGTAATGTCCATAATAAACTCCCTTTTTATAGCGGAGACCGATTATATAGAAAAGTTTTACACAAGTAAAATAAAAGAATCAACTTAATTTACATATTGTACCAATGATGGTATAATACCACTCGGAACGCCGTGAGGCGTCCCATCCCACGGTCGAAAGGCCAAGAAGGAGACTATAAAATGTCTGATACTGCAATAGTCGGCGATACTGCCGAAGTTGCCTCCCAAGAAACTCCAGCAGCCGTTATTCAGAATGCTTTTGAGGCCGAAGACGTCGGCGTTATTAGCGAAGCGGACGCAAAGGAGTATTTTGAGGATAATTCAACCCTAGTGCCAGAGGTTGAGGAGGCTGTTGAAGCCGACCCTGAACCAGAGGAAATAGGCGAGGAGGTAACGGACGAAACCGAGGAAGAACTAGAAGCTGACGCAGAAGAAGCGGAAGACGAAGGCGAAGCCGAGGAAGAAGCGGAAGCAAGCGAGGAAATCGAACTTACTTTCGGTGGCAATACTAAGAAGTTCGCGGCAGACGCCACAGCCGCAGAAATCGCCAAGGACGTGCAAGCGTTCGGTGATAAAATGTACGCGGATTATACCCGTAAATCTCAAGCCAACGCCCAAACCCAAAAGACTTTAGCCGCCAAATCAGAAAGCGTGGAGAAGTTGATGGATTTGAACGGTGAGGCTTTGCAAACTTACTCAGTAGGCTTGCAACTGCGAAACGATATTCAGCAACTTCAATCGGTTGATTTAGATACTCTGTGGCAGTCTAACCCAGACCAAGCCCGTATTTATTCCGATAGTCTGGCTCAGAAGCAGGCTGAATTTCAAAACATTGTTTCCCTCGTAGATCAACAGGAAACGGCACTTAACCAAGCGAAGCAGGATCACTCTGTACGTCGCGGGCAAGAGGGCCGAAAAGCGTTGAACAACAAAATCCAAGACTTCGAAACGAAGGTCGCACCTCAAGTGGTCGATTACGTTATGGAGAGCTATGGATGGGACAAAGCCACAGCGGAAAAATGGGATCAAAACCCCGATATGACCGACATGGCTAGAAAGGCAATGTTATATGACCAATCGCAAGCCAAGATGCAGTCAGCGTCTAAAAAAACGGCTCCAAAAGCTAAACCTGTTTCCGCGATGAAAGCGAAGGGGAAAGGGGCCACAACCTCCGATCCTTCTAAAATGTCGTTGGAACAGTTGTCCAAGCATTTGAAGCTCAAACCTTAATGTTTAATAATAGGAGTTAGTCAAAATGGCTAATACTACTTTAACAGCTGATATTATTGCAAAAGCCGCAGTACTACAGCTAGACAATAACCTCGTGATGGCTAAATAACCTTGGCCCGCTATAAAGCAATTTATAGTGATAACTGTGTGAATTCAGGGGAAGCCCTAGCCGCAAGGTGGGTAATCCTGAGCGAAGCCTCGAAAGAGGAACGTGCAACGACTATTCCGCAAGGAAGTACACTCAAGCGAGTGGAAGCGCACAGCATCCCACTGGGATGAAGATATAGTCTGATCTGCATAGAAATATGCAGCTGCTTTTAAAAGCGGGGCAAACTTAGCGGTTTTGCCTGAACATAAATGAAGAAAGTTTTTCGCGGTTACGAGGAGGAGTTTTCTAAGAGCATCAACGGCTATGAAGTCGGCTCTAGCATCTCCGTAAAACGCCCTATGGACTTTACCGTCCGTGATGGCGCTGTAATGAGCGTACAAGACACTACCGAAGGCAAATTCACCATGAGCGTTGATAAGCGCAAAGGTATTGACTTCGAGTTCTCTTCTCAAGAGCTTACCCTCTCGATTGGTGAATTGTCAGAGCGCGTTATCAAGCCAGCTATGATTCAGCTTGCCAACCAAATTGATAGCGACCTTCACGCTGAATACAAGAACGTCAGTAAATGGGTGGGTACTCCAGGCCAAACGATCAACAGCTTTGCTGATCTTTCTAAAGGCATGGAGCGTCTTGACGATATGGGTGTTCCTTCCGATGGCCGCTGTGCTGTTCTAAGCCCAGCAGATCATTGGGGCATGGTCGGCAACTTGACTGGCCTGTTCATTGAGCGTTCAGCAAACGATGCTTATCGCAAAGGTACTCTTGGTGAAGTTGGCGGCGTTGAGCTTATGATGTCTCAAAACAACAAGACTCACACTGTTGGCGTTAATACGGGTACTCCGTTGACCAACGGTGCGGATCAAGATGTCACTTACGCAGCCTCAAAAGACACCAATACTCAGACGCTTATTACTGACGGTTGGACTTCTGGTGCTGTTACGCTAAATGCTGGTGACGTATTTACCATCGCGGGTATCTACGACGTTAATCCAGTGACTAAAGCAACCTTGGCTCACTTGAAACAGTTTACTGTTGTGACAACCATTTCGGATACTTCCGGTGCCATCACCCTTACGATGTCTCCTGCCGCTATCCAATCTGGTGCGCATCAAACTGTTTCAGCTGACATCGGCGATGGCCTTGCCATTACCGTTCTCGGTACAGACAGCACTGGCTACAGCCAGAACTTGATGTTCACGGAAGGGGCATTCGCCTTGGTCAGTGTTCCATTGGTATCGCCTCCTGGCGCTGTTGATGTATCTCGCCAGAGTTACAAAGGCACCAATGTTCGAGTCATTCCAGTTTATGACGGAACAAATGACGTTTCCAAGTGGCGTTTGGATGTTCTCTATGGTGTAAAAACCATCGACGAACGTCAGGCTGTGCGGGTTTCCGGTACTGCTTAACACAAATCATCGGGAGGGTGCAGAAGCCCTCCCGGTATTTTAAGGAGAAATAAAAATGGCCGCACGTCCAAAACCGCGCAAGAAAAAAGGTAATTCCCTTATAAACGAGGTAGACGCGCCAGAAGTTATAGAGGAGGTTGTTGCAGGCTCAGGTCGAACAGCAGGATACAAAGACGGCAAAGATTGTGTCGAGACTAAATCTTTCCCTGTCGGAAAACTACCATCGGGATGGAAAGATACGCCAGCGGGTTTGAAGAATTATTCTGACAATGAAAGAACTATTTTCCAAGAGGTTGATTAATGACGCTTTTATCCATTGCCAATTCAGTTGCCGACGAGACGAAAGGCCCACGTCCAGACACAATTGCGTCTAACACAGACCCGGCGGCTCAGAATATCCTGCGTCTTATCAACAAAGTCGGTAAGCGCCTACAAAAAGCCTATGCCTGGAATATTCTAACGAAAGAGGGAACTGTTACAGCTCCCGGCGTTGAAACGCTTATTGCTTCCGCCGCGCTGCCTTCTGACTTTGATCGGATTATCCCTGAAACTTTCTGGGATCGCGGTTCAAACAATCTTATCTCCGGGCCAATCAGCGCTGTCGAATGGCAGGGCTTGAAAGTGCAAACCTATTCCTCTCAAAATAAAAAATACAGATATAGAGGCGGTGATATTATTACTTCCCCTATTATTGACAGCGGTGTTACTTGCGCTTATGAGTATGTTTCTATTAATTGGTGCGATATAGCGTCAGGATCTGGCGAGAAGGCCGCGTTCACCATTGATACAGACGTTGCATTGATCGACGAAGAATTAATCGTCTACGGAGCCATTTTCGAATGGCTCGACAGTGAAGGCCAGCCGAGTAACAACGCGGCACGTCAATACAAAGACCATTTTGATCTATTAGTTAAATCAGATGAGATGAGCGCAGACGTATTAGTTAGCGCAGATATATTCGCGCAAAATACTAGACACTTTACCGGCGACCCTAAAGCATCACGCGCATCTTATGGGGGTGATTTCTAAGTGGCTTCAACTTCCGCAGCTTTACCACCGCCAACAGGCGGATGGGACACAAGAGAGTCAATAGCAGACACACCTGAAAATAGGGCCATCATCCTAGAAAATTGGTTTGCGGAAACCGACAAGGTTACAGTTCGCCGTGGTAGCTCTAGCCATGCAACAGGTATGACTGGCGCGGTGCAATCTCTGATCGAGTATATTCCATTAACGGGTGTCGGCGCTTTGTTCGCCGCTAACGGGGGGAATTTATATGACGTGTCGAGTTCTGGAGCAGTCGGGGCACCAGTCGTTACAGGCAAAACAAACGACAAGTGGCAGTTCGTCAATATCGGAACAACAGGCGGGCAATTCGTCAGGTGCTTCAACGGGGATGACGCATCTCTCTTATACAATGGCTCGACTTGGGCGACGACCGCGCTTACCGGATCTGGACTTACGGCGGCTAACCTTATATGGGGCAACCTCCACCAAAACAGGTTATGGGCAGGCGAAAAAGATAGTTTAGATGCCTGGTATTTAGGTGTTAATGATGTATCTGGTTCAATGACTAAATTCCCTCTTGGTGGCGTTGCTACTAAGGGCGGGTATATCATGGCGATGGGTACTTGGACACGTGATTCCGGCAGCGGCCAAGATGACGTCGCCGTATTTTTGACGAGCGAGGGCGAGGCAATAGTTTACGCAGGAACAAACCCTTCTTCAGCCACTAAGTGGTCGCTGATAGGTGTTTTTGCTATAGGAAAGCCAATCGGTCGCAGATGTATCGTTAAAGCAGGATCAGACATCATTTTAATGACCCAGGATGGCTTCGTGCCGCTTTCGGGTATACTTAGTATGGATAGATCGCAGAGCCGCCTAGTGGCCCTCTCTGACCAGATAGCCTCAGCGGTTAATACGGCGGTTCGGTCTTACGGTGACATTTTCGGGTGGCAACCTATTCTATACCCGAAGGGCATAATGTTGGTGTTTAACATCATGCAATCAGAAACGACTTCGCACCAATATGTATTCAATACGATCACCGGAGCGCCTTGCAAATTTACTGGCCTCGACGCCGTTTGCTGGGGAATGCTCAACGACAACCTTTATTTCGGCAAGGCTGACGGAACTGTTTCAAAGTTTGACGATGGAACTAGCGATTTAGGTGTGGCAATCGAGGCTGATGCACTCCAAGCGTTCTCGTATTTTAAATCAAGCCAATCTAATAAAGTATTCAAACTTGTTGAGCCTATTTTTGAGAGCGACGGCAACCCCAATGCTGCAATTGATCTTAACTTGGATTTTCAAGTTAAAACGCCGACAGGTGTTGCCGCGGCTTCTCCAACTAGATCAGGTATATGGGGTGTTTCAAATTGGGGAGTCGGTATCTGGGGGACGGCAGGTCAAGTTTACAGGGGGTGGCGTGGCGTTCGAGGCAAAGGGCGATCTGCTTCTCTACGAATCCGAATAAACACATCAACGGCTAGGCCGTCATGGATTGCGACAAACTTCACGTATCAGAAGGGCGGGCAGTTATAGATGGAAGTTCGGTCTGCCAATCTAAGTGACGTCAACGCTATTTTCTGGCTATTGATGGATATGGCGAAGGAAAATACAACGCGAGAAGTTTCCGTTGCCGGAACGGTTGATGAGATTAGGCGCATTATTGGAATTAACGGGTGTATTGTGGTTGAGAAAGATGATATAATAGTCGGAAGCGCGGCGATAAGCCCACAGTCACCTTGGTTCACAGATGAAGTATTCTGGGGAGATAGCTGGTTTTATGTTTTGCCAGATTTCCGCGCAAGTAGAGCCGCATCGATAATGAAAAAATCATTACAGGCTTTTGCGAAACACATAGGGAAAGATTTAGTTTTAGCTGTTCATTCGACGGATAACGCCGAAAGAAAGAACAAGTTTTTTGCACGCGATGGTGAGCTAATGGGTAGCTCCTTCGTTTACAAAGTAGAGGAGAAATAAAATGGGCTGCACTTGCGAAGATAATCCAGCACCACCCGCACCTATTGTAATTAATTCAGGCCAGACTGCCGGAGCGCAAGCGGAATGGAACCAAGACGCTGCGGAGAAAACCCGCGCTCTGAATATGATCAATCAATACACGCCAGAAGGTTCTAGCGTATTTGCGCCGACCGGCGAAACGCTTGACGGCGTTGAGCAGTTTGGTGTTACTCAAACTTATTCACCAGAACAGCAAACATTATTCGATAGCCAAAACCGTATGAAGCAAGGCTATGCTGATTTTGGTGAAAGACAACTGGCTGACGTCCAAGATATATATGGGACGGCTTTTGATTACAGCCAATTCGGTGATGCGCCAACGCTCGATGAAAATAGTCGCGCGACGGCTCGCGCTAATATTATTGCTCGTAACCAGCCTCAGATAGATCAGGCTCGGTCGGCGTTTGAAACTAATATGGCGACATCTGGGATTATGGAAGGCTCGGCGGCTTACGACGACGCGCTGGCTAATATCAACCGCGCTAATAATGACTTTTACCTTGGGGCTGACGCTGCCGCCGGTAACGAAATGCAACAGCGTTATGGCTTAGACGTTAATGCTCGAAATCAAGCTATTAACGAAGCGTTAAATCAGCGTAATATGCCAATGAGTGAAATGTCAACATTTATGAGCGGTTCTCAGCCTGTTAAGCCGACCTTTGTCGGAACTCCGCAGGGTAATATTGCAGCGCCGAATTATGCAGGACTTGAGGCGGCTAACGCTTCGGCTCAGAACTCTAGCGCGATGAACGCTTACAATCAGCAGTTAGCTGGCAACCGTGCTAATACGCAAGGGCTTTACAGCTTACTTGGGGCAGGCACTAACGCAGTCGGCTACAATTGGGGAAAATAGAAAATGGCTAGAGGCGGCATAAACGAATATCAAGACCCGCAGACGCGGCGGTTGATTGATAGTTTAATTCAGCAAGCGAACAATGCGAACAATAGTTCGACTTTAGGCGGGCTTGCGTCTGTTCTTAATCAGGGCATGGCGGGCTACTACATGGGCCAGGATAAGCGGCAGCGTGGCGCGGTTAATCAGGTGGTCGCAGAGGAGATGGCGAAGAA